GAGCCATGTTAGCAACGTTGAATCCTACAGTAAGACCGAGGCCGATCTCAAATACCTAGGTAAAACTGCCAAAGCGACCGATTCGGACAAGCTGGGTGGTCTTGATAGTAGCCAGTTTTTGAACGCCGATTCACTTGAAGCCGCAATCAGTCAAGCCCCCGCTCTAGTCGACGGTCTACGCAGGTCAGTAGAGGCAGCAAGCGGTGGTAATATGACTGTGTTCTACACAGCTAATGGGCTTCCGTCTTACTTTACAAGAATCCCCAAATTCCTATGTGAAGATGTTGTGAGTGGCGGGCAGATTGGTGCAGGTACGCACGAGGCTTTCATTTTTGATGGTGTTGAAGACTCAGAAATTTGGGTAGGAACTTACCAAGCCTCTATAATTAACGGTGAAGCTGTCAGCCAACCGGGAGTAGCACCAGTAGTTGATACAAATTACGACAATGCTCGCATAGCTTGTCAGAACGCTGGAACAGGCTTCGACTTACAGAGTAACTGGGATTGGGCAGCTATAGTATTGTGGAGTTTAGCAAATGGTTTTGAGAGTCGTGGCAACACCAATCAAGGACGCCACCATAACAATCGCTGGGAGGTAGGTACACGTCAAGACGGTGGTGTTGTCGGCAGTTCTAGTGGTGTTGGTAATATTCTTACAGGTAGTGGACCAGCCTATTGGAGGCACGATGGTACGTACTCGGGTATTTCGGATATGGTGGGTAATGTTTGGGAGTGGTGCAGCGGCTTAAAAACTTTAGATGGTCGAGTTTTCTTTAGTGCTGATAATTATATCCCAATTGAAAGTTTATACGTAGATAGTGGTTTTGACATTAACGGCAGTGTCCCGTGGTCTTCGACAAATACTACCGGAGCTAGTGTGGCCTTAAAAAGAGCACTGGTGGTTCCCAAAGGTGTTAATGACCCTCTTGGGGCTTTTTATGTTAACACGTCGGGGGAACGGCACCCAGTCCGTGGTGGTGCTCGCAACCTCGACAGCATTGCTGGGTTGGGCACGTTGAGCATCGAACTCGACCGCACGGATGATTTCAACACCATCGGGTTTCGCCCCCGCTTTCGTCAACCTTAATTTACTAGGAGAACACCAATGTTTGAATTTGAAGATGAAAATACAGCAGTCGAAACTCACGAAAAATGGGCGCTTAGAAAGCGCCGCGAATCAATGAAAGTGACCTGCTATCAAGCGAAAGCCGCGCTGCTAAATGCTGGACTTCTCGACAGCATAGAATCTGCAATAGCAGCAAGTGAAGATCCACTTCTCAAACTGGCTTGGGCCGAGGCCAGCTTTGATAGACTGAGTCCCTTTGCAGGGAAGATGCTTGAACTAACGGGTATGACAGATACTCAGTTAGACGATCTCTTTGATGCAGCGGCAAATATCACATAAACTACGCAGGAAAATACTTATGAGTATTTGGGCATCATTGTTTAGTAGTCCGTCTGTCATTAAGAAAGCAGCCGATGGTATTTACAACGGAGTGGACGCTGCAATCTACACAGACCAGGAGAAGGCAGCTGGCTTCATGGGTATGTTGAAAGGGTATGAGCCTTTTAAGATTGCACAGCGATTGCTGATGCTGGTGATCTGGGTGCCGTTCGTGACTATCTTCCTAATGTGTGCGGGCATGTACTTTACAGCCGGATTCATGGAGATGAACCAAGGTGCCATCCTCACAAACGCCGCTATGGCGTTAGCCGACATGAACATCAACACGCTGGGCACGCCCGCAACCTTGGCTTCTGTATTCTACTTTGGTGGTGGAGCGCTGGAAGGTGTTGTGGGACGAATGAAAGCTAAGTAAAACATACAGGAGGCTACACCTTGCGAGAATCCGACGATCGTAATCATGATCATGAGAGAGCTAATGGCTCCGAACCTCCTCTTACTGCTCATGAGTTAATAGCGTTAAGAAAAATGCTTGAAGACGAACGTCGGATGACATGGTTCTGGGGCGGAGCTAAGAAGCTATCAATCTGGCTGGTTGCAGTCATAGGGGCCCTGTCTTTAGGTTGGGACTTGCTAGTGAGAATTGTACTACATTTAGTAGGTAAATAAGATGCGGTCTTTATTACGTGCTTTTCACAAAGACAGAAGGAAATGCCCTCCCATGGGAAAGTTGACACGATATGCACTGTATTTCGCTCTTATATTTACGGTTTGGTTTATTTTTAAGCAGGTAGAGCCTACAGTAGCGCCTGTGGTCACTAACTTCAAGATAACAAAAGCCAAAACTGTGAATGAGCGCCAATTGACTATATCAGGGACAATGAACAAGCAGCGAGACTGTGACTTTATTTCAGTGTTAGCCTACTCCGGTGATAAATTCTTGGCAATTGAATTCGAGAGTGCCTCCAACACAACAAGGCTGACCGGAGAGCAGTCTTATGGACCTTGGCTGATAACCCCTGAGACAAGTCAACTTAAGCTATATTCACGCCACGTCTGCGTAACAGGCAGAGTATTGACTGTCCTGTTTGACGGGGCAATTGTACAAAATTGAGGAATTAAGATGATACAACCACAGAAATCAGCAAAGCAGATTGAAGATGAAAGCAAGCCTGCGAAAAAAGTTATCCAAGAAGTTGTTAAGGTTGAGTCTGTTAAAGAGAAAGAAGTGTTTATTGAAGGGCAACTCCTCAAAAAACTCTCTGACCCCACCCCCTCTAACTGGACACTCATCCCAGACGAAAGTGGGATTGTGGTCGCCACCTGCAGCAACGGCGAAGTCTTCAGAGGTACAATAGCTGAATTCAATAAGGCCTTGAGAGCATGCTGAACGCAATAAAGACAGTAGGAGATCCCACGGATTCGTACTTATCTCTCAAAAAGATATGGGATAAGAATCAGGCTGTCTGCGGAGGTGAGCAATACGTAAAGGCAATGGATGCCATCATTGATCGTGTTCATTACAGTAATATGTTGATTCCTTTCTCACCCAGCATGACTCAAGAGCAGTATAACTTCTTCAGGGCAGAGGCAGAATTTCCGGGAATAGTTTCGCAATTCACAAAGATGCTAATAGGCTCCTTGCTGCGTAAACAGCCAGTCATTGAAATCCCAAAGTCAATTGCAGAAGATGCAAAAGACTGGATCAATGATGAGTTTGGTAAAGACGGCGCACCACTCTCCGCATTTCTGAAAGATGCTCTTTGGGAAGAGATGCAGACAGACAACTCATGGATCTACGTGGGCTACCCCGAGGTCAAAAACGCAATAGATCTTACAAAAGAGCAACGCCAACAGTATCGCCCTTCACCTATTTTGTGGCCCGCTGAGACAGTGATTAACGTAAGGACTGGTGTAAATAAATTCGGTGATGAAGTTCTCAAGCATATTATAGTCAGGGGCTTCAAAGAAATATATGAAGATGAAAACACATTTCATCCCGAATTGATAGAGACGGTGTGGGTGCATGAGATAAATGAATCCGGCACTTATCAGATAAGGATTTTTGAGGAAGCCGGTGAAACTGAAGTTCCTGTTGTTAACGGCAGAAGGCAGAACACTCCGGAGAACTCAGGAAAGACCTTTAAATATGTTGAAGTTCATGACAACATAGTAAAGAACGGAGAGAAGCTTACGTTTATCCCCGCCTGGCCCCTCAACGGTGATTACACTCCTCACGAGCCTTTTATTACACCGCTCGTGGATAAGGAAGTTGCACTCTACAACAAGATCTCGCGTCGCAATCATCTTATGTACGGCGCAGCCACATACACTCCTTGGATTTCCTCCAAGATGGACACGGTTGATTTTGACAAGATCGTGGCGCAAGGCTTGGGAACTTGGATAAGGCTGGAACAAGATGATGAGATAGGCATCTTAGAACCTCCCAGTGCTGCTTTGGAAGACATGGAAAAGACAATTGCTGCAGGTATTGAAGAGATGGCCCGTCTGGGCATTCGTATCTTGTCACCTGAAACAGCTCAGTCCGGTGTTGCATTGCAAATACGTAACGCAGCACAAACGGCACAGTTAGGCTCACTGAACATACAAGTGAGTAACACTATGCGGCAAGTCATTGCATTTATGCTTGAGTGGCGCTACGGTATAGAAGTTAAAATCTCAGATGTGTCTTTCAAGATGTCTTCAGACTTTGAAGCGGCACAAGTGGGTGCCGAGTGGCTTAGACTTGCCACTGAATGGTATCAACTGGGATTGATACCACGTAAAATATGGTTGAACCTGTTGAAGCAAAATGATATGCTTCCAGGGGAGTATGACGACGAGGTGGGTCAGAAAGAAATCAATGCTGATGAACTGACACAAGCACCTCAATCACTGGAGAAATGAGCTCATGGCCGTTACAGCAAATATTGAATTGTATGATAAAGCAGTTGATAGAGCAGCAATGCTCCGTCGATACGAAAAGGCAGTTGACGGGAAAATATCCCTGACGCTTGACGGCCATGAAGTCCGTGTTGATAAGTTGCTCCGTGAAGCAAATCTTTCGACTAAAGGCTTTATGAGATTGAGAGATGCGATTGACGAAGAGCTTATCGGAACATATAAGCAGATGTATCAGACAAGTAAGCGTTCGTTGCTGAGTTTGGTACACGATCAAGTGAGCTATACTTACCAGAATTTTGAAAGTGCCACCTCTAAGGTTTGGCGAGCCAAGAAGCCGACAAGGGCTCTCGGCGAAGACATTGTGCTGAAACAACCTTTGGCGGGCAATCGTGCGCTTGAGCCTGCTTGGCACAACATGCAAATGAGTGAGAAAAAGCGTCTGGAGACCGTTATCCGAAAAGGCATAGCGGATGGCGACACTGTTGATACGATTGCAAAAAACGTAAGAACAGGCAATGTGCACAACATCACAAGGAATCATTCCAGAGCCTTAGTGGTAACGGCAATGACTTCTGTAAGTGCTCAAGCAGATCAAGCCGTGTATGCAGCAAATAAGAACGCTCTGCAGGGTTGGCAATACGTATCTGTCCTGGACAAGTCCACGACGGACATCTGCATCCACCGAGACGGTCAAATTTACCCCGCAGAAGACACCCAGCACCTCCCTCCTGCGCACTACCGCTGCAGGAGTACCACGACTCCTGTCCTGAAAAGTTGGGCAGAGATGGGCACTCTGGAGAACGTGGCCCAAGTCCGAAAGCGCAACCTTTCAAAGCTGACACCGGCTCAGCGAAACTACTATGACGGCATGGTGCCACTGGGTGAGACTTACGATGCTTGGCTCAAACGCCAGCCACGTAATATACAGCTGCGCCACTTAGGCGGTTCCGAGGCTGTTGACTTGTTCAACAAAGGACAACTAGAGGGCAGCGCTTTCAAGACATTTGAAGGAGCGACAGTAGGAATCAGAGGTCTGCGTCAGCTCACAGATTCTGAATACAGCGCACCCAGTGATACAATTCGATTTGCAAATGCCAAGCGTAAGCTCGACTCACTTCATCTAGGCATATCTCGACCTGATGATATACTGAATGACATCAGTATGCAGAAACGCCTGCGTGAATATTACTTGTTACAATCCGGAGAACTTGATGGTACACTTTCCCTTACTAATTATCGAGGCACTCTTCTGGGTAATAAGCGCAGAACTAAACGATCTGTCCTTACACGACCACCCACAGAAGAACAGCTGAAATACAATCCAGTAACAGGTCGTTACGAAGACGTGCGCTTGTATCAACCCAATCTGGATGTATACAACAATCAAGTTTCGCTTTTATTAAAATCGGAGCTACCGGATGGTGATAAAGCTTTCATAGAGAAATTTGTCGGGAGTCTTGACGAATACATGGGAGCTAACGAACGCGCCGCAATTTTGGATAACTTGAGAGTGGTTTTCACAAGGTATCGGAAAAATCCAGAGCCTTGGATTAACTTCAAAGCTGTTGTGCAAGGTCAGATTAAGTTTGATGTGATGAATATATCGGACGCCATTGAGACACAAATAAGACGTGATTCAGACCCTCTTAAGAAATTGTTGCAAGACAACTACATTGACCCTGTACTGGGTGCAACTCAGTTGGATGACTTGAGTAAGAACTTCTTGAGCAATATGAGAGAAAAGAATCGATGGGAAGACAAAGTGGCACCTGATATTGCGTCAGAACTCAAGCCTCTTCTAAATACAGAAATCCCTGTTTACTTGAAGGCATTGATAAGCGACACTGACCTCGACACATTTTACACAAAGTTTGCCCACCGACTCGCCATGGCTGATTCTCCCGACAAAGACCAGCTGGCGATAGCACTCGGGCGTGATCTCTTTAACATGGCAGGTCTGAGCGCCGACAGAAACAAATGGTACAGAGTAGGCGACAAGATTCTCAACTCCAAGCGAGTTGCCAAGTTTTATGAATTGGAATCTTTCGGTGTTCAGAAAAGGCGTATGAAGAGTCGCATGAGTGGTCAGTATTTTGGCCCTTACTATGACACATTCTCATATAACTTACGTATTGTTGATCCAAGGATACAACGCTACTCCCAGTTGACCCGAAAGGTTGATGTGGGGCTGCGTGTACCGAACTCAGCAAACAGACTGCTGTTCCGAGAAGGCTACAAAACTTACTTTGTTAAGAGCAAGCTGGGCTTATATGAGGACACACGCATACCTATTACTTCCACTAACAGCTTCTCGGATTTTCCCGAAGAGTTTATGGACAAGTCAATGGTAGACGCGCTGACTCACGCGGGCAAGACCGAGTATAAAGTTGATAATGACTTCTATGATTTCATCAACAAGCTTCTGTACTTTGAAGACGATAAAGGTAAAGCGAAATACTTCAACAGCTTGAATGAGTATCGCAAGTATATTGCCTCGCGTGGTGACTCTTATGAGCGATTCAAGGCTATGGAGTGGTTGAGGAAAGATGACACTGCGTTTTCCAACAATCCTTTCATTGACCATCGTGCACGAATCTACGATAGAGGCCTGATAGGCCCGCAGAGTGGTGAGACATTCAGGCCATTCCTTAACACCGCCGAAGATTACGCCTTCAGCAAAGACGCATTTGAGAATTTTCAGGATCAGGTGGGTGCTTTCTTGGGTGGGCTTGACGACAAGTTTGAAGGGCGTTTCAGCTCACTGACTATCACAGGTCGCCAGAAAATAGCTGAGAGATTTCGGCCTGATATGATTAAGATTGGCAATCATATGCGCAGGAATAAGCCCGGAGACATTCGCGCTATTCTTGAAATGGATATTGTGCAAAGCATTGACGCGGAAGAGTTGGGGAAGTTTTTCAGGTTTGCCATTGAGACTTCAAAGATAGATGACTTCTTGAAAGAACAAGTGCAACGTTTGCCGACAAAAGGTGAATTGTTTCATGTATCTTTTACACCTCTAGCTAATAAAACACTCAAGCCACGTGTGCCTAAAAACTTTTTTACAAGAGAAGGTGTCGAAGATGCAAAAACGCCAAGAGTTTCTTTTGCACCAACACTGCAGCAAGCTTTGCTAGGATTGTCTACAAATCTTAAAGGTAAGAAATTGTATGTGTACAGGGCACCTGCCGCTACTAGCTACCGCAAAATAACTGCTAAAGAAGTACCTGATGCCGGAATAACAGATGAAGTTTGGGTAACTGAACCTGTCAAAGTTGAAGCGATGGGCGAAGTTCGCGTAACAGGCTACCGTGGTAAAGAAAAGGATCATACCCTTGAATTCCCTTTTGAGCATGAAGGTAAGAAATTTACCACTATCCCCTATACAGAATGGGAGTGGAACGAAGCTGTAAAAGAGCCGTATTCTCTTGAAAACTTAGAAACACTTAATAGCTTCAGGACAGGGTTAGCTCTTGAGCAGGATGCCTCCTCGTCAGGTGCTCAGATCATTGCCCTGACAACCCGCAACAAACAGCTGGCAGAGCTCTCTAACGTAGTTCCTACAAATCAGAAGCGAAGGCTGTACGATGAGATAGCAGCCGCAACGTTCAATGATCCTGCATTCAGGGAGCTCAACAAAAAGTTAGGCTTGACAGAGAAAGACTTACGCAAGGCAGCAAAGGCTTAAATTGGGCCTTTTAAAATCCTGTGAATTCAGGGGACATCTCTTTGAGACAATCCTGAGCCAAGCTCGTTCCGGAAGGAACTTGAAGGTGCAACGACTAGGGCATACCGGCCAGAACGGCAGATGAAGTCCGTAGGGTTCAAGCGAATCCGAAGCGCAGGACACCTAAACAGGTGATGATATAGTCTAATCTGCATGGCGACATGTAGAAGTGCTCTGCCGAGCACCTGTGAGAAATTAATATGAAATGGCTAAGATATCAAGACAGCAAATATTTAATAAGTGAATTTGGCAATGTATATTTAGAGAGTAGAGCAAAGGAAATAGTGCCATTTGAAGGTGGCACTGGTAAGTATCTTATGGTCAACTTGTGGCACAATAACAAAAATCGCTTAATTGCGGTTCATCGGTTAGTGGCTGAGTGTTACATACCAAATCCATTGAACAAGCGCACTGTCAATCATATCGACGGGTGCCGTAAAAACAATTCGGTCGGTAACCTTGAGTGGTCAACTTACTCAGAAAACTTGCAGCATGCAGTAGATACAGGTCTTGCTCAAAGAGGCGAGACAAAGGTGAATGCAAAATTGACGGATGCTATTGTTGCTCAGATAAAACTTGAAATGGTTGCAGGCAAAAGGGACACTTTACTTGCTGACACTCATAACGTGCACAGTGCCACAATTTCTGAAATACGTCGAAAAAGGACTTGGAAGCATGTTCTCCCTGATCTTGAGCTACCTATTTTAAATAAAAAGGTGACTAGGAGTCTTAGAAAAGATGATATTCCAGAAATTCGCAGGCTGTTCAAAGAAGGCCTGAATGATGCAGAAATTGGCAAAGTGTATGGAATGGCAAGAGGCTCTATAAACAGTATCAGGTCTGGAAAGACTTGGAAAAACTACTAAATTAACTAACTCGGCAGAAAACTGAGCAGTTCTAGCGAAGCTGCTTTAATATTAATGCAAAACATGGTAACCCTTTACGGGGCTGGTGAGAAGACCGGCATATTCAATGTCGAAGGCAAGTTGGGTAAGGCTCTCGGAAAAGACGGTGACACATTGGTTGTGAAAGCAGCTGATCGGGATACAGTTCTGAACGAGATCTCTGCCAGAGCAGCCAGATATGATCGTTTTGATCCTGAAATGGCAGCACGTTTGAGGGCACTTCGAACAGACGTTCGAGATGTGTTCAACAAAGGCACAGATCCCGGTGTTGACATAATGGATCAGTTGTGGTTCCTTGACTCTCAGACAAAAGACCTTGTAGAGAAGATGTCACGCAGTTACAACAAAGTAGTCACACCTGATGACTTTAAGACAATCGCAAAGATCATGTCTGCGCAGCTGTCTGAGCAGGTGCCTATACTGAAAGACTTCACGAAATTCTTCGGCAAATTGGCGCAAGCGTATCTCACAAACGCTAAGCCATCTTCAGCTGCGTTTGACTTCAAGGAAATATTTAAAGCGGCGACTGTAGGCAGTGTGAGAAAAAGCACTAAGCTCCCAACTGGTGTGGCTTCCGCTTTAGGGCTTGATCCCAGTAAGTTATATCTCAAAGACTTTGTTGAGAGGCTTCCTTTCTGGAACAAGATGAACGCGATGTCGGAAATCATCTTCGGAAGTGATCCGTCAGGCAATCGCAGAACAGGTACTGTCATATTAAAGCGTAAGTTTCTCGGAAAGACAATCTCAGACGGTGTTGAATTGCTTTACGCCAATAAGCTCCCGAAGAGTTGGACAAATGTGCCTTGGGTGAACTTTGACGGCAAGACAATAGAGCAAAATTTCACACAGTCATTTGAAGAGAAGCTGATGTACCGTGACAAGAACGGTAAGATGATCACCAGCATAGTGCAAGTGAATCAAAAGACTGAGTCTGGATGGTGGGATGTTGCAACAGGTGAGTCAGGCAAGATAAATGATATTGCCGATGCCACAAGAGCCAGGACAGCCTACGCAGTAAACGGCAATCACTCTAATGACGCAGTTATTGTAAAGAAGTTTCATTTATGGGGCAAGAAGAACAATGTCCCAACAAGCACTATACATGACGCATTCTTCGCTAACGCTGCAGTCATGACAAAGGCACGAGAAGGTCTTCGTGAAATATACGCAGAAGTTCTCAAAGACAATGTGATTGAGATGACACTAAAAGAAATGCTAAATCGAGGTCTCCCCAGAGAAGTCTACAACAAGTTCAGGAAAGAAGCTATTGACATAGGTTTGATACCTGTAGCCGGTAGGTCACGCGTGGGTGGAAAATTGCTCACAGATGATGACATACTTAAAGCTTTAGATATTTTAGAGAAAATCCCTGAAGGCTTCACTAAAGACCGCGCTTGGTATGGAGTTGGTTAATAAATAATGCATTAACGTCACTTTCACATAACATTAAACGAACCCGTTAAATTAAAGGAAAGTGTTGACACTTGACGACACTGAGAGAGGACTCTCTGGAGTTCTCGTCTCGTTGTTATTGATTCTTTTGAATCTAAAATAATGAGACTATTCTCCTATGAATATCACATTGGCGGGGCAAATTGCCTCGCTTTTTATGTTAAAGAAGCTGTGCTTCGAAAAATGAGTTGTACTCAGAGGATTTTATGTCAGACCTACCGCTAGATGATGAAATCGTGCCACCGGTAACACCTCCGGTTGTGCCTCCCGTTGAAATCCCCGCAGATGTTCTGCAGGCGGCAGTAGACGCGGCAATTGCGCCAATGAAAGAAAAGTTGAATGATGCATATGCTAAGCGTGATGCAGCCCTCGCAAAAACTGCTGAACAAGAGCAGGCAATCAAGGAAGCAGAACGCGCCAGACTTCGTGATCAAGGTTTAGAAGCCGAAGCTCTTAAAAGTGAACTTGATGAGCTGAAAGCAAAAGATAGTGTAAAAGATAAGAAGATTGTTGAACTGACCCGAAATATGGAAGTCAACAGCCTTTTGTCTGGCCTTGAATTCCGTGGCGAAAAGTCTCGTAAAATGGCATTTGAAGAAATTGTCGGTGAGCTTGTGCAAGATGAGAATGGAGTGTGGAAACACAAAACAGGCGCAGCCCTGACTTCCTTTGTCACTACTTTTGCGCAAGATGATGAGAACTCATTCCTTTTCAAGTCTAAAGAGTCAAGCGGTGCGGGAACGACAACCATCAAACCTTCGTCACCCAGCAGCAAGCCTGAATCGATGTTTAGTCTTTCACAAGATGAAATCATTAAGCGGGCACAAGCGGGGACATTACGTAAGAAATAAGGAAAAATTATGTCCGTAAATACAAACCTGGCCGGTGCCAGCAATGAAGTATTGCAAGAAGTTCTTTCTGCATACTCTGACGAAGCATACACAAATGCGCGTAAGCTGTCTGGCACAGGCATCGTCGGTGGTAACCCACTGATTGATGTTAACACAGAGACTTTTGTTGGCCAAATGCGCTGGCACAAGCCTTTAAACCCGACTATCAACGTCGCATCTTTGACAGACGCCACTGACGGTACTGTAACAAGCTACAGCTCTGACTACTTGAAGTATATCAAGACTGTGCGTACCAACGGTGCAAAGAAAGTAAACATGCAGCAAGTGGTAACACAGATTGATGGTCTGGCTAAGATCGGTCGTGACTTCGGCGAGACTCAAGGCCAAGACGAGCACAACGGCATTCTTGCTGTGCTGAAAGGTGTTGCTCTGTCTGAAGTACTTATGGGCG